ACGTAGATTACATTATTCACTGTGGCGACATTTGCCATACCAAAACACAAATCTCCCCAGAGTTCGTACAAATGTGTTCTGACTTTTTCAGGAGCTTATCGGACATCGCACCAACATATATTATCCTTGGAAACCACGATGGTAACTTACGCAACCCATCCCGCCAAGATTCTATCTCACCAATCATTAGTGCGCTTGAACGGAAGAACCTCCACTTACTAAAAAACTCAGGTGAGGTTTCATTAGACGACAAGTTTACGTTAAACGTGTTGAGCGTCTTTGATCCGGATAACTGGATTGATCCAACCGACCCTAATAAAATAAACATCGCACTTCATCACGGTACGATTGCTGGTTGTGTGACTGATACAGGTTGGGTAATGGAAGCCAGCGAATACGACGTTTCTATTTTCGATAAGTTTAATTATGCGATGCTTGGTGACGTTCACAAAACTAATCAACGCATGGATAAGAAAGGAAGCATACGTTATCCCGGTTCAACCATCCAGCAAAACTTTGGGGAAACTAATAATAAAGGATTCTTGCTTTGGGAAATTCAAAGTAAAGAAAACTTTACCGTTAAACATATTCCTCTTACAAATCCTAAACCAATTATTTCAGTAGTGCTCACGCCCGAAGGAAAAGTTCCTAAATCAGTGGTGGTTGTCGATGGTGCGCGAGTACGTCTTATCGCAGAAAATAAATTATCTATTAGTGCTATGCGTAAAGCGGTTGATGTAGCTAAAAAGAAATTCAATCCAGAAAGCGTTTCTTTTATTACACGCACGTCGGCGGATAATGGAATTGAAATTTCAGAAGACTTTGCGAAAGACGACTTACGTGATATTGGAATTCAAGAAAAGTTTATTCGTGAATACCTTGAAGATTATAATTTGAACCAAGACCTTGATGGTCGCATTATGAATCTCAATAAAAAATACAACTCTCTGGTTGAGGAAGAAGATGAGTCTTACAGAAATATTAACTTTAAAATCGTTGATTTGGAGTGGGATAATTTGTTCAATTACGGTGAGGGCAATAAAGTAACGTTCTCGAATTTTGATGGAATTGTAGGGATTTTTGGGAAGAACTTTTCTGGCAAGTCTAGTATCATCGATTCGCTTTTGTATGTGATTTTCAACTCAATCTCAAAGAATTCACGCAAGAACCTCAACATAATCAACAACGCCCGGACCGAAGGTCAAGGCAAGGTTAGGATCAAGTGGCAAGACAAAATGTTTACCATTGAACGTAAATCCGAAAAGTATATAAAGCGGCTAAAAGGAAACGAAACCATTGAAGCAAAAACCACTGTGGATTTTAAATATGTTGATCTTGCGACAGGTGACGAAAAATCTTTGAATGGATTGACTCGATCAGATACAGACAAAAACATTGTGAAGTATTTTGGAACGATGGAAGATTTTCTTTTGACTTCAATGTCATCGCAAGATGGAGCGATGATGTTTATTAGCGAAGGTTCTACTAAGCGCAAAGAAATTCTGGCTAAGTTTTTAGATTTAGAATTACTAGATAAGAAATTTAGATTAGCCAAAGACGATGCTACCATTATTAAAAGTTCTATACGACAAAGTGAACAGACAGATTACGCAGCAGAATTGAAAAAGTTTATGATAGATTTTAATACCAATGAAATTACTACAGTAAACCGGAAAGGTGAGTGTGAACAATTACAGATAAATATTTCGCAACTGGCTCACGAACTCGGCGCATTGGAAAACAAAATCAATTCTGCACCAACCGAAATTATTAACATCGTAGAAATACGAACCCAGATCAACGCTAAGAAAAACAGCATTGAAAGCTATCGAGAAGAAATCAAAAGAAACAGAGGTGAAAATCAAAAGAACAAAAAGAAAATTGCAAAGGCAAACATTTTTCTAACAAGTTATGATGCTGATGCTTTAAACCGAAAGAAGCAGCAAATTGCAGATACCGAAAAAGAATACAATAGTTTAGTAGAAGAAATAAAATGTGATAGTTTAGAATTGCAAAGAAAAGAATCCCAAGCAAGTCTTCTTAAACTTGTTCCATGTGGACCGGAGTTTTCTCATTGTAAATTTATTAGCCATGCTTATGAAGCAGCAAAAGGAATAAAACCATTTCAGCTTGCGATAGAAAATAATAACACAGCGGCAGAGGTATTGAAAAACAAAGTTGTTACTATGAACCCCGAACAGGTAGAAAATGATTTGAAAAAGTTTAACCATCTTTTAGAATTGAAAGAACAACTGGAAGCTAAATTTCCTTCAGATGAACTTGTTGTTGAAAACTATAAATCTAAAAAATCAATTGTTCAGCATGAACTTAAAAATTTGCGAAGTAAAGAAAAATTTTACGAACAAAATCGTGAAGTGATTGAGAATCTTGAAGGTGTTATACAGCAACGAAATCAAAAACAAAATGAGTTAGAAAATTCAAAAAAGCAACTCTCTGCGTGTGAAGAGCTACTTCTTAATTTATATAAAAATCATGGTTATTATGAACAAAGGATCGAACGATTGGAAGACAGAGTTCAAAATCTTGAAGAACTACGATCTGATTACGAAGCATACGATCTCTTTATGAAAGTTATGCACCCTAACGGAATAGCTTATGACATCATCAAAAATAGCTTACCAGTTATTAACAACGAAATTTCAAAAATTCTAGCAAACATCGTAAGTTTTCAAATCTTTTTTGAAACAGATGATAATCGTCTGGACATTTACATTCAGCATCCAGATAGAGATCCAAGTCCTTTAGAAATGGCGAGTGGTGCAGAGAAAACGGTTGCTGCTATGGCAATCCGTTTGGCTTTCACAAATATCTCGACCCTTCCAAAATCACAATTGTTTGTGCTTGATGAACCAGGAACAGCTTTGGATGAAGAAAGGATGGAGGGGTTCGTAAGAATCCTTGATATTACCAAGTCAGTTTTCAAAACTGTGCTGCTAATATCCCATCTTGATTCATTGAAAGATTCTGCGGATTCTATTATTAGCATAGAAAACAAGGACGGTTTTGCGAATGTTTGGGCGTGATTAACTACTTATACAATAGGAGGAATATATTATGAAAGACGCAATGGTAAAGGTATCGGCATTTATTGGTGGAGTGACGGGGGTTGTATTGAACCTAGTTGCTTTAGGAATTCTTGTTGAAGTGGTATACGGTTCTGGAATTTTCGGAATGGGAATCATCGGGAACGTGGTTAATATTATTAATTCCCTTGGCGCTAGTGGCTTCACCGGATTGGTGGCGTTGCTTGTTCTTACGGGATTATATCGCGGTAGTAACGGAAAGAGTTGAGACAGGTTGTAGACAAGTATTTAGGGAAATTCGTTTCTCGAAAGCTAACGATTGTGGCGCTCGCCACATTCTTTTTATACATCGGGGCATTGAGCGGGGATGAATGGGCATCCATCGCTCTTGCCTACGTTGGTGTTCAAGGCTTTGTTGACGCTGCGGTAAGATGGAAACACGGAGGGAGAAGTTAGATGAAACTAACAAGCATACGGTTAAGAGAAATGATTCAGGAAGAAGTACAAAAGCTTTCTGAAAAAGATTGGATGCAAAAAGCATTTTCAAAAAACAAAGGTGGCTTGCACAAAGACCTTGGTGTTCCTGAAGGCGAAGATATTTCTGTAACCAAAATGGCAAAAGCATTAAGAGCCGGTGGGCAGACAGAAAAAAGGGCAAGAGCCGCCGTTAACGCTAATCCAGACAAATACGGAAGTATCAAAGACGTAGGTGTTGAGAAAAAGAAATGAAACTTGATCGTCTAACATTAGAGCAACTTATTCAAGAAACTCTTGATGAATGGACGAGCGACCAAAGTGTTGACTACGGCACCCGCCGAACCACATCAGCACCAGCGAGACAAAAAAAGGTTGCGACAACTCCACCTGTCAGGGACGCAGAAAAAAGATTTATTGATTCTATTATAAAGCACAAGTATATGGCGTTGGAATTTAAAGAACAAAAAGCCCTCACATTAAAATTAACACAAGTGATCGACGCGGCGGTTGAAAGAGAATTAGCGAACTTTACACCAGCACCACTACCAGAGGATCGAACGAAGTAGTGGTTGTACTCAAAAAGGTTTGGGCATTTCTTAAAACCTATTGGTATATCCCAGTCCTAATAATTGTTGCGATAGTTCTGAAAAGCAGAAATAATAGTGTTGAGGAAATTTTAGAAGTTGCCCGCGACTCTCATAAGAAACAACTTGACGCAATTGATAACGCGGAAAAAGAAAAGCAAAAGAGCCGACAAATAATTGATAGCGAATACGACAACGCAATTGAAAAGATTGAAAAGGAGTATGCTAAAAAAAATAAAGTTCTTGATGCTCACCATAAGAATTATGTAAAAGCAGTTATTAAGAATTGGTCTGACGATCCCGATCAAATGGCTGAGAGGATTTCATTAAAATTTGGATTTCATTATGTTCCTAAAACAAACGATAGCGATACTGATTAGTCTTGTCTTTGTTGTATCCACAGCACTAGCAAGCCCACCAACATCAACAAGCACAAGCGCAGCATTTACATTTCTTAACAAAGGTGATGCCGCACCTTTCAATGGAGCTTTATTTTCTATAAAGGCTACTGCCAGTCTTCTTGCCGATAAAGAAAGATCAGAACAAGAATGTAAACTCAATCTCAAATACGAAACCGATAAGCTCCAAGCAAAATGCACCAGAGATTTTGATCTTGTATCGAGCGAACTTCAAATCGAAAAGAAGAAGTATAACATTATCGTTGCGGCTCAAGACGAAGAAATAAACAGACTGCAAAAGATTGCTTTGAATTCTGGTGATCACGAATTACTTTGGTTTGCCGGTGGGGTGTTGATTGGCGTAGTTACTTCAGTGGCAATCTTTTTTGCCGCTGCTGAAATAGTAAAGAAATGAAAGATCCAGATTACCTGATCAAAGTTGAAAAAGCCATTCAAGAAAAGTATGGTGATGAAACAATTCAGAACCCGAAGGCAACTTGGGATCAAGATAAAGAAAAGAAATACCTTGAGCAAATAAAAAAAATTTACAGAACTGCCAAACCAAAAGAGAAGATCGAAGTGGATGGCGTTTTTGTGCCCAAGAAACTATTTACAAAAGAATCGAAGCGCACTTGCCCTGTATGTAAAATTTATTCTTTTGAAATGAAAGATGATTTATACATGGCAAAATTTAAGTGTTGCTTCAAGTGTTATGTTCAATACGTTGAGGGAAGAGAAACGAAATGGCTGAATCAATTAAACTCACCAGAGAAGAATTAGAAAAAATTATTACCGAAGAACTCGGAGAACTCGATGAAGGTATGCTTGATCGCATGATGGCAAAACTCGGGGGCGCTGGTAAAGGCTTGACTACTAGAGCAACCAATATAGCTAAGAAAGTTGGTAACAAGGTTGTCGGTGCATTAGGTGGTGAAGGTGGTTGGGTCGAAATGGATCCTCGTCTCCAAAAAGAACTCACTATTCTTTTTAAACGATTTGCGGATACCGGCAAAAAAGGCGGAAAGTTAGATAAGATTGCACTCGATATATCTAACGACTTTGCCAAACTAACAAAAAACATGGATGATAAAGTAAGAAAAACTTTAGAGCCGGTTGTGTTGGATGCTATTGGTCAATTTCGATCCGGGTATGCTGCCCTTTCTGGTTTGGGTGACGCTATCCAAGCCCAAATGAAAGCTGGCGTTAAAGGTTCTGGTGAAGGAACTGAAAGTGAACGATTCGCTCAGGCTGCGGCTGGTGCTGGGCAACCTGCAATGGCAGAATCCAGAAAACGAAATAGGAACATTAAAGTAAAAATTCTAAGGGCAAATAAAAGATAATGGCTGAAAAGAAATCAAACATCATGGAAATTATCCAAGGCATTTCACAAGCGGCAGCGAACGCTTATGATGGTGCATCAGACGAAAACGGCGAACCTCTTAAGGTTGGGCTAATGCGAGAAGAAGGACATCCCATTTTGGATACTCGTGTGATGGATGGTTTTGGCGTTTGCTTTATTGGAAACAAACTTAGAATTAAATATCAGGGCGAAGTAACTTTGAAGGAAGTTTATAAAGGTGACTTTGAAGGTGACATCGTTTCTCGGCTTGGCGATATTGCTTCTTTCCTCAAAAAAGAATATAAGAAAATTACAGGCAACGGGCTAACTCTGACAAAACTTAAAGATAGCGAACCACAAGTGTTGGTTCAATCAACAAGCAGGGTTCGTTCTTGGGTTCAAGCCCAACAAGATTATATCATTGGCGGAATTCCAGAAGAACCGCATTTGGGACACACCGTTGAAGAACGATTAACCGATTCAATTAAGAAATGGATTGGCTACGGTAAAGATAAATTCCCCAACACAAAGAAACCGGAAAATGTTTCAGGCAAGCGGGATCTTGAACCACCCGAAAAAAAAAAAAAGATAGCTGAAGATATTGACAAAAAGAAGCTCCGCCGAGCGATGAAAATCATTAATGAGAAAATGACCATTGATGGTAAAAAGATTGGACCTAAAGCAGAAGCGTGGTTAAAAAAGAAATTATCAGCAAATCCTAAAGTTGCAAAAGCGTTTGGACTTAAAGGCGGCACGAGCGGCAAAAAAGAAGCACCAGCTAAGGTAGAAGATAGCGCGGTTGAAAAAGCCATAGACAAAGTTGCTGATGATCCCAAAGCACTTGAGAAAGCACGTAAGAATCCGAAAGCCGACGCTGCGTTGGATGCCCAAATAGAAAAAGAAAAGGAAGTTGTAAAATCAGCATTTGATCAAGCAGTAGAAGGACAAGATGCGCTGGCAAAAGAAATTGCTAAATCAGACAAAGTAGCACTGGAAAAATTAATTCAATCAAACGAACTCAGTGATAAATTCCGCGCCACGCCAACGATGGAAACTTTACAAGCTTTTCAAAAGGTGTGGGCTGAAAAGAATAAAGCAGAAGAAGAATCCGATGTTTTGCGAGCACAATGGCAACAAGAGCACAAAAAAATAAAATCTGATGTGATGAGTGGTAAGCTTGAAGAATTCCTAAGTCTTATAAACAAAAAAGAAGTTGGTTCATAAGACTAATTATTATGTATGTCCCAGTATCTATCAAAAAAAGAGCTTGTTAAAGAGATTGTCAAGTGTGGTAAAGACCCCGCTTACTTTCTTGATACCTACTGTAAAATCTCTCACCCAACAAAAGGACAGATTCCTTTTAAGACTTGGGACTTCCAAAAAGAACTCCTCCAAAAGTTTAACGACTATCGAAATAACATCATACTAAAATCAAGGCAGCTTGGGATTTCTACAATTACCGCTGGCTATGTTATTTGGTTAATGTTATTCCACCGCGATAAAAACATTCTCGTTATCGCAACCAAGTTTAGCACAGCAGCAAACTTAGTCAAGAAAGTAAAAGCAATGATTAAAGTTTTACCACCGTGGTTCGATCAGATTGCAACAATCGCCGTGGACAATCGATCTTCCTTTGTATTATCAAACGGTTCAGAAATAAAAGCATCGGCAACTTCCGTAGATGCTGGACGTTCAGAAGCATTATCATTATTAGTAATTGATGAAGCTGCACATGTTGAGAATCTTGAAGAACTATGGGCAGCATTACAACCGACGATGGCTGCGGGTGGAAGGTGTATTGCTTTGTCTTCTCCGAATGGTGTAGGCAATTGGTTTCATAAAAATTATGTAGGAGCGGAGTCAGGGGAAAATAATTTTCATCCAACACTTTTACATTGGGACATTCATCCTGATAGAGACGATGAATGGTTTGAGGAAACAACAAAAAATCTTTCACGAAGAAAAGTTGCTCAAGAATACGAATGTTGTTTCAATGCTTCTGGTGAAACTGTAATTCATCCAGATGATTTAACAGCGATGAAGCTAGCGTGTTCTAGTCCGAAACATCAGACTGGATTTGATAGGAACTTCTGGATCTGGAAAGAATATAATCCAGATCATAAATACTTGCTTGTTGGTGATACAGCGCGAGGTGATGGAAACGATTACTCGGTTTTCCATATACTAGAAACAAAAACAATGGAGCAGGTTGCGGAGTATCGCGGTAAACCAACAACAGATTTATTCTCAAGAATTTTATTTGATGCAGGAAAAGAATATGGAGATGCAATGATCGTTGTTGAAAACAACAACATCGGTTTTTCTGTTTTGGAAAAACTTATTGAAGCCGAGTATCCAAATTTATATTATTCTACCAAAGGAACTCATGTGTATCTTGAACAATATGAAGCTGAAAATGTTACAAACTCTGTTCCTGGTTTTACAACCTCCCAAAAAACACGTCCGCTTATTGTAGCGAAAATGGAAGAATTCATTAGGAACAATCTAATTATTATAAACTCGGTAAGAACGTTTCAAGAATTAAAAACTTTTATTTGGAAGAACGGAAGACCGGAGGCACAACGAGGATACAATGATGATTTGGTAATGTCGTTATCAATTGCTTGTTGGGTGAGAGATACAGTGATTGAAGAGAATTCAAGAGACTTACAATATAAGAGAGCGTTTTTAAATTCAATGATAACTTCAAATACTCGCCTTAATACAACTATTCCTGGGATGCAGGGGTACAAAAGAGGCGAAACATATGATAGAATAGATAGAATATCAGAAGCAAAACAAATCCATAAAGATTTTGGATGGATATTAAAAGGATAAAAAATAGTGGACCAAACAAAAAATCCAAACGACAAAGACTCCCCTTTATTTAAGGCACTTACCCGATTGCTCTCTGGACCGATAGTTGATCGACGCAAACAGAACCCCCGTCAATTAAAAAGATGGCAACTTAATAAATATAAGTTTCAATCTCCCGGTGGATTAACCTTCAAGAAACAATCTTATAATCCTTTTGATTCAATGCGATCTTCTGCGTATCAAAATGTAAATCGTGGTGAGAGATATATTGATTTCGAACAAATGGAATATATGCCTGAGATACATTCTGCTTTAGATATTTATGCAGATGAGATGACCGTATCTTCTCCGCTACAAAAGTTACTAACAATCAATTGCCCTAATGAAGAAATCAAAGAAGTTTTACATCAACTGTTTTATAATGTCTTGAATATTGAATTTAACATTTTTGGTTGGTGTCGTTCTATGTGCAAGTTTGGAGACTTTTTCTTATATATGGACATCAACGAAGATATGGGTATTCAAAGCGTAATCGGTATGCCTCCGGGTGAAATCGAAAGACTTGAAGGTGAAGACAAAACGAATCCAAACTATATTCAATTCCAATGGAATTCGGGTGGACTAACTTTTGAAAATTGGCAGATCGCGCATTTTAGAATTCTTGGTAACGATAAATATACTCCTTATGGTTCCTCTGTCTTGGAAGCTTCACGACGTATTTGGCGGCAGCTTACATTGTTAGAAGATGCAATGATGGCGTATCGTATTGTAAGATCGCCAGAGCGTAGAGTTTTTTATGTTGATGTTGGCGGAATTCCAGAAAAAGAAGTTGAACAACATATGCAACGAATCGTCACGCAAATGAAACGTAATCAAGTAATCGACGCTACAACTGGTCGTGTTGACTTACGTTATAACGCAATGAGTATTGATGAAGATTATTTTATTCCGGTGCGCGGTGGTTCGTCAAATACAAGAGTAGAATCACTTCCCGGTGGAACATACACGGGTGATGTTGATGATGTAAAATACTTGCGTGATAAATTATTTTCTGCATTGAAAGTCCCTCCGTCTTATCTCACCCAAGCTGAAGAAGGTGGTGAGGAAAAAACAACGCTAGCACAAAAGGATGTTCGCTTTGCACGTACAATTCAACGGCTTCAAAGAAGTGTTGTTTCTGAATTGGAAAAGATAGCGGTCGTTCATCTTTATACATTAGGTTATAAGGGAAAAGATTTGTTATCTTTCAAACTTCATTTGAATAGCCCGTCCAAGATTGCCGAGCTTCAAGAACTAGAACATTGGCGTACCAAGTTTGAAATTGCTGGTGGTGCAACCGAAGGATACTTTAGTAAACGATGGGTCGCAAAGAATCTTCTTAATCTTTCTGATGAAGAAATTGTTCGCAACCAACGCGAAATGTTTTACGACAAAAAATTTGAAGCTATGCTTGAAGGTGCTGCCGAAGAAGATGCCGGAGGCGAGGAAGGCGAAGGCGATGAAATGGGTGGCGGCGAAGATATGGGCGGAGGCGAAGATTTAGGTGGTGGTGAAGAACTGGGCGGTGAGGAAGAAGGTGGAGGCGAAGATGAAACTCTCTTGGCTGAACCCGGCAAACGTAATGATATGAATTGGCGATCACAAAATCCGAAACCTCATTTAACTCCTGGTTCAAAAGGTAAAGCATACATACCAGAAAAGCATGACGACCGAGAAGACGCGAGCCCACGAAGAAAAAATATGATGGGTCAAGTTAACATGGAAAAGGGAAGAAATACCCAACGCAATGTTTTCCCTGGACTGGCTGATCTCAAACACATTTGGAAAGGTATGATGAACGAGCAAGTGGAAACTAATTATAAAGCGGAGCAACAACAAGAATTAGAAATTTTAGAGAACAGCGTTGAGATACGAAAAATTATAGAAACTTTAGATAAACGGAAGAATAAACAAAATGGCGAAATATAAACATAACAAAAAACGAAATACAGCTTTTTTATACGAGGCTCTTATTTTGGAGTTAACCAAATGTATTCTGAGAGAAGACAATGTGGGAAAGAAAAAATATTTGAAATTTATAAAAGAGTCGTTTTCAGCCAGAACACTTTTGCATAGGGATTTAAAACTTTATCATGCCTTGTCTAAGACTCAAAATGTTTGTCCTATTACTGCTGAGAAAATTTTAGCTGAAGTGAAAAGGCGGCGAAGAAATATTGATAAACGAAAACTTCTTCAAGAACAAAATCAGCTCACAAGACAAATCAAAAAAAATCTTTCAAATAATATTATGACGAACTTCGTTCCTAGTTATAAATTTTTAGCAACCATTTCTCAAATTTTTAATGAGAAAACTTCGGTTAAAACAAAAATCCTTTTGGAAAATGAAATCATTGGACATATGATTTCCAAAACTGGAGAAGAAAAGAAAATGATTGCAATGGATAATCTGGTTTATAAAACGTTTGCTAAGAAGTTTAATAAGGAATACAGCACTGGACTTATAAAAGAACAAAAAGAATTGCTTGCAAAATTCATTTCTTCTTTTTCCAATAATGGGCTTGATCTAAAATTTTATTTGAACGAAGAAATCTGGCGTTTGAAAAAGGAAGTCAAGAAATCATTGCTCATTGAAGAATTTGTAGCTGATCCCGAAATGCTCTCCAAAGCGAGAGAAGTTTTAACTATTTTAGATTCATATAAAAACGAGCAACCTAATAAAGAAATGGTGAAACAAGTCGCTCAGATTCAAAGTTTAGTTTGGGAGATTAGAAGTAATGCCAATTAAAATCAAAGTTAATCCTGATGCAAAAACCGCAAAAGAATTAGAAGAAGAAGAAAAACAAGAACCAAAGCATCCACAGATTTCTTTACAAGCTCGCAAAACACTTGACGGTAAAATTATGATTATGGATCATCGAGATATGGATATCATAATTGATACAGAAGGTAAAAAAATAATTACCTTTCCAAAGGAAGCTATGACAGATGAAGTCTATGATTCCCAAAATAAATACTTTCATTATCTAGCACAAAAAGGAATAGTCGAACGAAACTCGATACACAGTGGGGATGTGTTTTCAAGTCTTCAAGCAAAATATCCCGATTCCTCAGTCGAAGGTGTCAGTCCAGCTCAAGTAGTTCTTTTATCAACTTACAAATTTATAAAATCTGAAGGACCGCGTTTTCAAGCAGAGGAATGGCTTGACAAAGAACTAGATGATTATTATGTTTATCCTACTGATGAAGATTCTACACAACTAGGAGAAGTTCCCGAAGAACCAAGGAAAGGAAGTGTTGGTTTGTATGGTGCGCCTCGGGGTTATCTGTCGGGCTATTAATACGAAGAATGAGTTTAGTTTATTTTATTCTATGTTCATTTGGGCTTACCCAAATTTTATCATGTTCAAAGTTACTTGAGCCCATTCGTCCTAATCATCATTTCTTTCGCTGTCCTATGTGCATCGGCTTTCATGTTGGCTGGTTTTTGTGGGCACTAAACAACTATACAGAACTATTTACATTTGACGATTCTTGGACCACCGCATTTGTTTTATCTTGTGTTAGTTCAGGAACGTCTTATGTGATGAGTATGGTCTTTGGAGATGAAGGAATAAATTTTCGGAAGTGGGGTGATGAATGATGTTGAAACGGTATAGGCTACAACCAGTTCGGCGATGTAAGTCGGGCTGCAAACTCGTGCGGGTTGCGCCCGCATTTAATTGGAGAATAAAATGAGTAAATATCTTTTAAGAGAGTATTATGAATTATGTCCGGGGGGCATTTGTGAGGATCTATTAACGGAAGAAGAAAAGATTCAAGTTAAAAGTGGCACTGTTTTTCTTTCGGGTGTTATGCAACGTACTGACGAACAGAATGGGAATGGGCGCGTTTATCCACATAAAGTTCTATTTCGGGAAGTTAAAAATTATATGAAGGTTGTAAAAGAAAATCGAGCCTGCGGAGAATTAGATCATCCCGAAGATTCAGTTGTAAATCTTAAAAATGCTTCGCACATGGTTACTGATTTGTGGTGGGAAGATAAAGACCTTAAAGGAAAAATCAAAGTTCTTACAACCCCAAGCGGTAAAATTTTAGAATCACTTATCAATGATGGAGTCAAGCTTGGCATCTCTTCGCGAGCACTTGGTTCCGTCCACGAACAAGCCGGTAAAACAATTGTAGAAGATGACTTACAACTTATTTGTTTTGATATTGTTTCCGAGCCTTCAACGCAAGGTGCGTTTATGCAGTTAAGTGAATCAAAAATAAAGGAGCCATTTTCAAAAGCGGATAGACTAAACCGATTACTAAATGATATCATAGGAGATTAAAAATGAGAATCACTCAAGAAGAAATTAAACAAATGATCGAAGAAGAAGCTGCACGGTTTCTGGATGAAGAAGCAAATCCAGATAAAGTTGATCCAAAACGATTTCCGATGAAGCTGACGCAAGTTGATCCTGGTAACGCTGAAATATATACGACGCGGGGTCATTCGAAATATGATGGTAATCCTACCGATGATGAAATTAGTACCAATAAAAACTTTGCAGCTTCCGTTGGTAGTTTAAAACCATCGCAATCAAGTATGAATATCGGTAAAGCTTTGGGGATGGCTCTTGGAATGATTATGGGAAAAGAAAACGGGGGGATGCCTATTGGCGGAAACCTCGGTGCTTTTATTAGTGATGACGATTATATTATGGACGGACACCATAGATGGATTGCAACGGCAATGGTAGATCCTTCAGAAAAAGTCGGCGGAATTCAAGTTGGTTTTCCTGGTAAAGAATTAGTTGCAATTCTAAATGCTATGACTGCGGGACAATTCGGTCGTACCAAAGGAAAAGCAGGATCAGGAGGATTCGATCAGTTTGAAGAAGGACCAATCAAGAAACAACTTTTAGATTTTCTAAAAGGTGGAACTCCTGGTAAATTTGGTAAAGGTCCAGACTGGGTTAAAAATGCTATTGAGACATTTACTGGAAAAACTGTGGAAGAAGACGGAGTTGCTCTTGATGCTGCTGTAGATAAATTTCTTGCAAACCTTGACACGATTAAACCATTAGCAGGTAACTTATTACCGGGTGCGCCGGAGCGAGAAGATATGCCCGTGATTGATGACGAGGAAACGAGTGGTGCGGTTGATGCAACGGTCAACGCACTTGAAAAAGGACTCATTGATGTGAACCCGCCTTACTATACAGATGAAGATGAACCGGGTGACACACCTCCAATGGAAGAATCAAAATCTTATTCAAGCAAAATAAACATTACAGTAGGAAAACTAAAAGAAATCATTAAAGAAGAACTTGCTAATCGAAAGAAGTCAAAATGAAAAAATCAGAACTTAAAGACATTCTGAAGCCTCTGATAAAAGAATGTATTAAAGAAGTCATTTTTGAAGACGGTATTTTATCTGGTATTATTACGGAGGTTGCACAGGGATTGAATGGGATTCGACCTGTAGCCACAGTTGTTAAGAAACCCCAAAAAACAAATAGTCCCACATCAACTCAGGCGAAACAACAATTGAATGAAGTCAAAGCGCAAATGCAAAAAGCTGCTGGTCTAAGTGGAATTTTTGAAGGAACTACTCCAATGTCGCAACGCGCAGGAAAAAATTCTCAGCATGGACCATTAAGAGATGTTGATCCAAGTGACGCAGGCGTAAACATTGATGGGCTTATAAAAATGACTGGTGGCTGGGACCATTTAAAATAAGAAAGAAAACAATGGAAGTTAGAATACGAAAACATGAGTCGCCGGAAAATCTAATAAAACGATTTACAAAAAAAATAAAAAGAGCAAAAATTATAGAGGAATATTTAGAAAATCAATATTATAAAAAGCCTTCAGAAAAACGTAGAGAAAAATACTTTCAGCGTTTAGCCACAATTAAAAAGATTAAAAGAAAGGAAAGACAACAAAGAGATGATTGATAACTATTTAACTTGGAGAGGATTATAAATTATGGCATATTATCAACAAGCTGGACTCGGATCAGTTGGTTCTTATCAAGTTTCGGGTGTGCCTTGGATAACTGGTTCTGGACCGGATGGATTAGGACCGCTGGAAGAAGTCAAAATTTCTTTTCCTAATGTTACAAAAACCATACTTGTGATTAATGTTGATGCAGGAAACCATGATCTCCGAGTTCATTTTAATTCAACTGGATCTGGAAATGTTGTAAGTGGTAGACACTATGTTACTCTTGGTACAAATCAATCGGCGGTTGGTTTTAATGTCAAGTGTAAAGAAATTTATATTTCAAATCCAGAAACCGGAATTACTTCTGGTTCTTCTTACGAAGTGGTTGCCGAACTGACAGGGATTAGTACAACTGAAATGTTTGTTCTCACAGGTTCAGGGCTAACAGATTAAAGGGGTAAAATAAATGGCAACCTGGAAACCATCACCAAATTTTCTTCCTGATTCAACCATCATGGGCACCAATGTTGGTGTGGATACCCATGAACTTATTGGTAGTGTTAATATTACTGGAAGTTTGACACTTAATGGCGAGGCTGTCACTGCCGGTGGCGGCGGCGGCGGTGGTGGCGGCATTGCCATGGATGGCACCACAGCAAATGGTGTTTTAACGCGCCATAATTCTACTACAGCATCCGTAGAATCCAATTTTATTTTTGATGGTTCAACATTAACTGTTACTGGCGATGTTAACGTTAGCGGTGGAGTAACAAGTTCGGCTGGTCTTAATGCGGGCGGAGATATTACATCTGCTAACGCTACTCTTGAAATTAGTGTTTTAAATACAGGCGCACCATCTGAATGCGAGCCATGTTATTCAGGCATCATTAATCTTGTTATGGGTGATGGAGTTGGGGATAACAACGCGGTACATTTTAAAACATTTGGGTCAGCATCCGTAGCCAATATTAGTAGCGATGGCGATTTTACTTGTGATGGCAGTATAACACCTGGAGGGGGTGTGGATGCCTCTAATGGGTCAGTAACTGCGGGTGCCGGAATTAACACTGATGCCATTACTGCCAATGCTGGTGATGCAGACTTGGTTATCACGTCCGCCGAAAGTTATAATTTAAAATTAGGTTATCTTGATACGGCTACAGGAATAACATTTTTTGGCAAAGATGATGAGGATGCTGTTCTTGGTTCGATTTTAAGCAGTTCAGCCGGTGGGATGGATATTAATTTATATACCGGAAGCCTCGCTGGTGTAGGTGATTTAACTACAAGAGGCAATACAATTCTTGGAAATAGTTCTACTGATATACACCAAGTCTCAGGT